GATGGGTCTGAGATATAGTGATGACCATCAGACGCCTTCCTCGCCCCATGAGGCAAAAAGGACGGGTGAACATGCCCGCCATTCTTGAACGTCATAGGGGGATTCGGCTGCTGTGGCTCACCCATGATAGTCTGAGCACTATTCACCGCATTTTCTACGTCCTTAATGGCTTTGATTGTAGGATAAGCCATCGCCTCTGTTGCCGAGCCTACAGCAGTGCCAGCCAGCCTGTCCTTCAGAACGCCGGTTGTCCCCACCTCAACAGGCTTCTTATGAGATGGTGTGTCCTGATTGAGAAGTTGAAGCCGTGCCGCCGCCGATGGGGCATAGCGTTTGATGATGTCGCGAACGTGTTGAGCGCCAGATGGCCGGGATGCGAACGCGGCGCGCGCGGCGGCTTGCCCCGTCTTTGTGTAGAGTAGAGGCAGCGCGGCGGCGGTAAGAATGTGCCCAATCCCAAGCGTGCTCGCCCCTGCGCCATGGAACAGAAGCTCTGGCAGTGCTCCGGTCATGAGCCTTTCGGGTGTTCCACTGTCCGCCAACGTCGAGGGGAGGACGTTGCGGCCTGCCTCCGCCAAGTCTTGCATGAGGGCGGTCCCACGTGCGGAGGCTCCCTTACCAACTGATTTGTCCATGCGGCGGGTGGCCATGCCGAGTTGCGTCGGAGAAAACACACCCTGTCGCGCCTGTGACGCCGTGCTGCTGGCCGCTGTCCGCATCCTGACAAAGTTCGACCATCCTTCGTTTATGTTCTTGAGAACGGGGGCATGTGCTGGGTTCTGGCGCTCCAACGCAGCGCTGAGCGCGTCGCGGACATCGTTCAAGGCGTGCCCAAGGGTACGCGTGTCAAAACTCTGATCCCCAGCATAGCCGGCTGACATGCGGCCAAGTTCAGAGGTCATTCCCTGGATTGTCTTCCCGTCTGCTCTGCCGCCTGCCGTCGCAAACTTCTCTGTGATCTGCGTGTCAATGATGGCCTGGAGTTGATCGCGCTGCGCGGCTGGCATGGTGCGTGACGCATTTGCAATGGTGCCGAGGTCGTGCACAAGCCCCTGATCTATTCCGGCAGAAATGTGCGGGTGTACCGCATTGTAGGCATTCGAAAGCTTGTCCTCAACATGGGTTATCAGGTCGTGTCCAGCCTTTGTACCCTTGTTGACGGTCTCACCGATAGGTTTCAGCGCGCGGTTCGCCGCAGCGATGTTGAATGTATCAACTCCGTACTCCTGTGCCGCGCGCACCCATGCGCCAACGATGGGCATCTTCGCCGCCACATCCTCAACCCGCCTGATGTTCGAACCGACCACGCCCGTCTTGTCGAGTATCTGGCCAACAGTTGGTTTCACCCCCTCGGCCATGAGCTTTTCGGCGGACGGGTTGATGGCTGGCTTAACCACGCTTCCAATCGCGCTAATGACGGGGGCGGCGATGGCGCCAGTTCCAGCGCCAATTCCGATCTGTTTACCCTTCTCGCTGGCGAAAGACTCTTCAGGTTTTACGTCAACAGGTTGGTAGGCCGCCATCTCCGCGCCTTGGAGTACACCACGCGCCACGGTGTTCCCTGCGATACGCGCACCGATACCGGTCGCTGCGCCTACACCACGAGCTACCGCACCCACGCCGGGCAGGTAGTTGATAGGGCTGGCAACGTTACCAGCGATGTTCACCCAATCGGTGTCGTTCTCCTTTAGTCCGGCGTTTGTTGCCGCCTGCCTCTGCGACAGAGCAGCGTTGTGTGCCGCAAGGTCTGGGCCGGATGTATCAACGCCTGGGAGAGCATGTGCGACGAGCTGCGTCCCGCCGATGAGCGGTTGAACTAACCCCGTCATGAAGCGGTCGAGCGTCGGGTGTTGAGCAAGGCGCGCGCTCGCATCCTTCTGCACATCGGTTCGTGGTGTAGTTTGGCTTGGATCGAATGCCGCGACTACGGATGCCGGCTGTTCCTGGGCGGCCGGAGCCGCAAAGTCATTCCACGGCCCACTGCTGCCCGCCTGCGGAGTGCCGAAATCTTCCCAAGGACCGCCCATTATTGCGCTACCTCCCAGTTCGATTGCTGACCTGGATCGCCGCCCTTGAACCTGTAACCCTTGTATACCTGGCCGGGAGTTGGCGCGGACTGCGGTGCAGTGCTGTTGTTCTGCATCTGTTGGCGCGCCTGCTCAACGCGGGAAACACCGGTGGGGCGGGCTGCTTGAAGGTTCCCGGCTTCAGCGCTGCCAGTGGCAGAGACCAAGTCAGCCGTCCTTGGGTCTTTGCTCAAGCGTTCATATCTTTTTTGCCTTGTTACAGGATCTGGCTCATGTTCGAACACCTTGCGGGCGATGGCCTTCTCGTCATCTGTAAGAGACGGCGGAGGGCTGGAGTGTCCACCGTTCGCCTTCTTCCACTGGTTCTCAAAGGCCAGCATTTTGCCGATCATAAGCTCGGTATTCGCGGCGTTACCCGCAAGCCTAGCCTCTTTCGGCAACGAGGAACTTACGCGCTCTTGTGCCACCTCGCGCTCATGACCTGTTCCAACGCCACCGACGAATGCCTTGTCAACTTCGTTGCCGAATGCAGACGCCGTGTCTTCATAGCTTTTCAATCCTGTATTCCCGAACTGGCGTTGAATGCCATGATATAGGGCATTTCCTGCCACCATGCCAGTATCCGACACGCCAGTGTTATAATCATCCAATGAGTTAACATGATGAATCGCCGTCTCGAACGAGTTTAGTGACTTTTGAACATTCTTGTTGGGGTTTACATACTCCTGCCTATATTTAGCAGTTGACTGGTTAAATTTTGGATCAGCTTGCAAGGCCATGTTATATGCGTTTCTGATTTGCGGTGGAGTCCTGCTATTTATCGAAGGAACTGTTGCTGTCCCATCCAGATAAGTCTTAGCCGTCGCCACTGCGGCTGGATCGACCTCCTCCATTTTTGTCAGGTAGTCTCCTCCATGGAGATCGCTGCCAATCATCAATGGACCTTGGACGCCATGTGCTGGTGCCGTTGCCCCTGCTCCCGTGAACTTCTCATATTGGCGAGACGCAGGATTGTACTGGAGCATCCCTTGTTCTATGCCCATAGCATCTTTCGGACCTGGAATAGGCTTCATAAGGTCTGCGAACTCCTTACTCAGTTTCATGGCGTCAAGCTGTGCCTGCCTATCTTGCTTGGCAATGCCTGACTGATAATCTAGGCCAGCTTGTAGCCCTTCACCAGGATTGCCGTTCTTCATAAGCGCAGCACCAACGTGCAGCATTGTCATACGCTCACTAGGTGTCAGATTAAGTGGATTGAATTCAATACTTCCGCCAAAGACGCCGTTGACGATACGCTCAACTAGGCCACCTGTTCTCTTATCCTGCTTTGAGGCATAGGGGTGCTGCTGCTCTGGATCAGGATTGGCACCTTTTTGGATAAGGGCAGTGGCGACCTTACCTAAGCCAGGTGCCGGGCCACTCTGTGTTTGTGTGCCAGTATCCAGTTCTCCTATGCCCTTCGCTCCAGCCTCACGGTTGTCAATGCGGTTGATTAACCCGCGAGCATTACCAGGGTTTTGACTCAGGTAAGTGCGGAAGTCGCCGTTGATGTGCTGTTTATCAATGGCGCTGAGCGTGGACAGAAATTTCTCAGGGTCGCCATTGGCTGCAACGGCTGCTTGCCGTAGGCGATTGGCGTGGTTCTCTGTCGATCCTGTGCCCTGCTGTACTTCACGGTCGGCAATGTAAGACTGTACGCGCGGATCGGCTGATATTCCATCAGGCACACCGGCCTTGGCCATGTGGCCGGACACGCCAGCCGCAACATTCTTCTGATACCAGTCATTTTCGAGGGAATGTAGCGTTTCAGGATCGCTCTGTGCAGCATTTTTCCACTGACTGTTGAACTCCGAGGTTCCAGGACGCGCCGTGACACCAAGCCCTTTCAACTCGGGTCCATACTGCTGCATGAATTGGTGAGCACTCGCACCCTTCTGGGAATTCAGGCCGTAATTTCCTACTGAGAAACTGCCGTTAGTATCTGGACTGACGTTTCCAACCCCCCTCAACGGATCGCGCTGCCCTGTTTCCAACGCACCTGAGATGGAACGAGGCATGGCAGGGTTTGGAATGCTCTGAATTGTAGCAGGTTTCCCTTCATCATCATTAACAGCTATCGGGTTCAAATCAGCTATTCCAGCAGTCGCATTCTCGGACTGTGGCGCAGGCTCCGCCGCTTGCGCAGACGGGATAATCCCCATGTCAGACTTGGCAAGGTCAGCCTGAGAAGTAGGGAACACCTCCGTTTTTACGGGGATCGGCTGATCTTGATCGACGGAAGACTGAGGAGGGGCAACTTGCGCCAGTCCAGACAAATTGCCAAAGCCTATGTTAGCTGGTGCCGTCTGTGGGGCATACGCCATTTGCGGGTTAGGCAGCACTTGAGAACCGCCCGGCTCGTACCGTACCGGCGGAATGGGATTGCCATTCGGATTAGCGAGCGGATATGCGGTTGAAAGGTCCATAGGTTGCGCTGAGGTGGTATCTTTAGACGCGAGGTTTCCAATCCCCTGCGGCGTTTCATTGGTCACAGCGGCCCCCATCCCGCGTACATCGGCGTTCGCGGGGCTATCCAAAGGGGGCGGCGGGGATTGCCAGGGCATGCCGAACTTATGGTATTTCTGCTGTTCTGGAGATTCGAACTGACGATAGGCATCACTAAAATCAGCGTTGGCCCCTGTGTTGTCTCCTAACGTGCTAAAGTCGATGCCGGCGTCTCCCCCATCGGCAAGACCGCGCACAGCTCCGCCGCTGCCCTTGCCCCCACTATCTGCCGCCTGAGCCTGGGGAACGGTTGGCATCTCAACGGATGGCATGGGGGCGTATGGAGTGCCCATCGCGAACATTTCAGGAAGTACAGGCGTCTCCACCGAGGCTGTGGGCGCATATGCCTGCGAAACATTTGCCTGGGGTGCACTCGCCTCCGTATTGCTTCCCTTGCCAATGCTACTCGGCATATTGCTTGTTTCTGATGCCTTGGGCGTCCAACCCTGGTTCCCGTCCATCTTGCTGAGCATGTTTTCCAGCCCGGTACGTGCTTTCTTACCAATGCCCTGAAGATGCTGCAAATCTGTCTGTTGTGGTGCCGGGGCCTGTGGCGGAGAATTGGATTGCATCTGCCATTGTGGCAATTGTCCGAATCCAACTGGAGCACTAGGAATGATTGAACCGCCATCTGCACGTTTTTTGACCGCACCACCGTCAGAAAGCAGGCTTAGTGCTGCCATCCCCATGCCAAGTGGGCTAGGTGTTGTTGACGTGCTGGAATTTCCAGCAGTGGATGAGGCTCCAGCATTCGCCGTATTCTGCACACCCTGCGTCGCCGCCTGCGTCAACCCTTGAGAAGCCGTGTTCGACGTTCCAGAGGTGGCGGTATTCGCTGCTGTGTTGGCGTATCCCTGAGTTGCCGCGTTCGTTTGCCCCTGAGTGGTCCCCGCCGAATATCCCTGCGTGCCTTGTTGGCTCGTTCCCGCCTGCGTGCCAGTCATATTTTGCTGGCTTGTCCCTATGGTCGTACCTGTCTGCAACTGTTGGCTGGTGCCGCTGGTGGTCCCGGCAGTGTTTGCGTAGTTTGTGCCAGCCGTTGTGCCAGCGGTGTTCGCATAGTTCGTTCCAGCCGCCGTGCCCGCAGTGTTCGCGTAATTCGTGCCGCCAGTGGTCCCAGCAGTGTTCGCGTAATTCGTGCCCGCTGCTGTCCCAGCAGTGTTTGCATAGTTCGTGCCCGCCGCCGTGCCCGCAGTGTTCGCATAATTCGTGCCGCCAGCGGTCCCAGCGGTAACCGCATTGCCAGATGTCGTTGTTCCCATCATACCAGCAGCCTGGAGCTGCGCAGCACGGTCAGCCTGGGCCGCCGCCAGAGCTTGCCTATAGCCTGTATCGTAGAGACCCGCGATAGTTGAGGCATCATTGAGACCCTGGCCGCGCATCAACTCAGCCTGCGCAATTCGGGCGCGATCTCCACCAAGAGCATTCTGAGAGATGGCATTGCCCTTCAACGCCTGCTGCTGCACTGCGTTGTTTTGCGCCTGTTGCCCTGTCGTCGTTCTGACGACATCATGCAAATATGGGCTGATATAGTTTTGTATCTGGCCAGCGCTGATTGGCCCTGTGGACTGCTGAAGAATTTTTAGAGCGGCCTCGACAGGGCCAGTTGTGCTACTGCTCGACGTGTTCTGATTGGTGACGCCGTTATAGCCGCCCTGTGTATTCTGCGCGGTTGTGCCAGTATAGCCGCCCTGCGTGTTTTGGTTTGTGGCACCGGTATAACCGCCTTGCGTGTTCTGCGCGGTCGTTCCAGAATATCCGCCTTGCGTATTCTGCGCGGTTGTACCGCCATAGCCGCCTTGCGTGTTCTGTGATGTCGTTCCAGAAGAACCTCCTTGCGTGTTCTGGTTGCTTTGCGTCAAATATCTTGATATAATGTCAGAAATGCTCTGATTGCTGGAAGTCCCAGCCGTACTAGACGCATTCTGTCCGGCATATGCCGCATTCGTATTCGAACCGGAAACATTGGCGTTCGAACCGGACGTATTTGACGCGGCATTGCTTCCATAGGTCTGCGCGGTGTTTGACGCGGTGTTCTGCGCGGTGTTCGTTTGTGCCGTATTCGCAGTCGCCTGCGCCGCCTGCGTGGCGAAGTTCGTGGCCTGATTTTGAGCCTGGTTAGAGGCTTGATTTGTAGTAGTATTGGAACTTCCACCCACGACGATAATCCTTAATTTTTCGAGCCAGTTTTCTTCCCGTAGAGGAAATAAGCGCCCGATGGTTTCCCCAGGCGCCGTTCATAGAGACGAACCTTCGCCGCCGTCCGGTCGTTTGAGATGATGCCGATGAGTAGAGGGACACCGAGTTTATCCGAGCAAGTCTTGGCGAATTCCACCAAAGCTTTCGCATTATCGGAACGGCGAAACTCTGGCTTGACGTAGGTATATAATTCTTCGATATGTGGTTGATTTGTATACCAAAATACTCCTGTTGTAAGGTAGATCATGCCCTCGATGTACCCAACTGGACCAATGACACCGACCATGGCGTTATCCTGGTTAATGGCACGCCATGCCGCAGCAAGGATACGATCCTCACTAAGAGGCATAAGGGCATTTTCTCCATGCAACATGCGGCCCATCTCCAGGAGTTGTGGGAGATCGGCCGCAATGCCCAGACGGACGCGGGGGAGATTGGCAGAAGGCATGGAGGTAGTGCCCGCTGACTTTGCGGTGCAATGGATGTTCATGGTGCTATCGGTCCTTAGCGGTTTTTACGACTGGACAGGCCCTGGGAGGCGTTTACGGCGTTCGATGTCGGCTTTGCGGGTAGAGACAATCCAATGATCCAAACAGCGATGCCCGCGCTCGATATCCCCGCCGCCAACGCGCGTCACATGTTCTGGAGCGATTGCGAACTCTCCATCCGACAGCTTTACAGGAACGGCACCACCACGTGAGAACTTCATGGAAGGCATTCTTGGCATTTTCGGCATGCGGGAACCAAGAATTCCCTTCATGCCTTTCATGCCAGAAATCCTGCCGCCTAGTGCGCGTTGTGAGGGGAAAATCTTCTCCAGTTTGGCAAATCCGGCTTCACTGTTCCCGTCGCCCAGAGCGGAAGTAATGTCGGCCGGAATGATGTGAGACCCATCAGCTACGCTGGTCAGAATCTCGTCGGCCCGACCCATGGTCTTTCCGCGTAATGCCCCTACATGGCCGCCATTGGCCCTCTTGGGGACGCCGGCCGTCTTCAGGGCGATGGCGAGGGCCTGCTCATAGGATCGCCCGCCAGGCGCGTGTTTGCTTGGGCGCTCCAGCTCGCGGATGTTCGGCCCGATGTTGGATTTGCCTGATTTCAGCGGCATGGATCATCCGATCTGCGTTGCGATGTACGAAAAAGTCTCTGTGCCCGCCGCAGATGCAGCGTTTGCCGTCGCCACGGTGAAGCTCGCGCCTGCCGTGCGTGCTGAGATGTACAGCGAGCTGCTACCGGCCATCAGCGTAGCCGCTGCGGCGTTCGTCGGCATTAAAAGCACGATGGAACCCGCCTTGATGGATGTTTCGGTTACGGCCTTCGTCGCAGCCGCCGCCATCGTGAATGATCCCGTGGCGCTGTGAAGCGGGAATGCCGTTCGGATCACGCTCGTCAACTCAGACAGGTTGCTGTTTACGCCAACCGCCTGACTGTAAAGGAGATTGTCGGCCATCAGCGCCCCCTGCCATCTGGTGAATACCGCATTCTGAAGTGCCCTAACCGCCAAAAGCTCCCCATGTCATCGGATTCGATGCGGAACATGGCCTGCCGGGCACGCATGCGCTTGCTAACGAACTGTGTGGCCTGCGTCAGTGTGAATGGGCCGAACGTTTTTGGCGTATCACCAGCATATTGCACGGTCTTGATAGTGACCTTGATTGATGCCCCTGGGCTAGACCCGCCGTATTCGCCCCATTTGAAATCTGGCATGATGCGGTCGATGAAGAAACAGTCCTCACCCTCGCCGATATAAAACCACGCCGTCTCAAACGAGGACAATATGGGCGCATTATCAGCGTCATATCCGTCTTCGTGTTTATAAATCAGACCGCTGTTTGTTGTTGCCACGGGGTTGCCAACAACGCTTCGGTCCATCCAGGTGTTGCGCTGCATGTTGCCAATGTCCCATTCGCCCGTGGCAACGTTGAATTTTGCATATTTGTCGCAATATCCTAGCCCACCTGACGCGGATGGATAGAAAAACATAACCTCAGTAAAATCTGAATTTGCCCCTGTATGGCACATGTCCACATTGGCCATGTCGAGGTCTTGAAATACTGCGTCCCAGACGGGGCAGAGAAGCTGATTGACACTATCACCGGCCATGCTCCAAAAGCCGCTATTTGACATCCAATAGATTGTTTCGCCGAGCTTCCCGTGTGCGTGTTTGGCAATCAGACCGCAGCCGGTCCCTTTCTCGGTGACGCTGAATACAAGGCTCGACCCGATGTAATCGAAGGCCCAGACTGACAAATCCGTCCAGATCAGATTCCGATTTGCCGTAGTTGCGCCACCGATGCACCGCGATCCTGTGGCAATGCGCCAGCTACCAGCCTGATTGGTGCTCGCCGCTGTCCATGTCGTCAAATCCTCGCTATCGCACCACTTGACCATCAGCGGGTCTTGGTAGTCTCCTATGGTTGCCTTCACGGTCGAGCCATAGGCGATAATCATTTGCTGCGAGTTGGAGATGAACGCTCCAGTGTTGTAGACCGGCGCCGTTGGGATGATGGCGGCATTTTTGTAACCGCTCGACGGCCCCCAATAATAAATGCCCCCGTCTTCAGGGGTAGCAATCAGCAACTCACCCCAATTCCCTAGGCTGTAATCAGTCGGTGTGATCGCCGTGCCAGTCTGCGCGGTAACGGCCACACCTGATCCATAAGCGCCGGCACCATAACTGCCAACGCCATAGGCCGTTCCTGATGCGATAGGCCCGAACGCGATATGATATGTGAACCCAGCTAGGCCCGCGTTCATTGAGACTGGTGCGCCTGGCGTCGAAGTCGCCGCGTTGGCCGCAGTAATCACGAACGCGCTGCTGCTGGTGACGGATTGCACGATATTCCGGCCGACAACCGTCAGACCTCCAACGGCTGTTGGAAGCTTGAAAACAATGTCATCACCAGCCAGAAGGCCATGATCCGCCAGCGTGACAGTAACATTGGCCTCGCCAGAGGTGGCAGTGAATGTAGGGACTGCACCGCCAGCCGTAACACCAGCCGCTCCGGCTGTCGCAGCCGTGATTGAATAGCTGTGCGCCGACAAATAAGCCGTGATCTGATACAGGCCATGCAGTATTATCGTGTCAACCGATATCGGAACGTCAAAATAAACAGCATCATAGGCCGTGACATTCGTTATCCCTGCATCAACGATAACGACTACGTTGGACGCCGCAGTCGTCGTGAAGCTTACCGCAGGAGTTGTCGTTATCGTCTGCGGGGTGATGTTGGTGGTGACATCGGCTGTGATGTCAACAAGGTTCGTTGTTGTGCCAACAGCCAGCCGATCAGCCCCAGAGAGGTCTTGCCACGCATGAGTTGCCCTTGGCACGCCGTCGATGACGTTCGGGTAATACTTCGTCCAACCGCCTATTTTCTGAAAGCGGCCCGCCTTGAAGCGCCCCAGATTGGTGGATGTGTATGTCCCGCGCGCGTCCGTAGCCGTCAACTCGACGTTGAGGCCAGGTGAGAGCGTAAGAGGTGCCCAGGGCATGTTCAGCTCTTTGCGCTAGCAGGGAGCGGCGAATTCGCCGAGATGTAGTTTTTGCGTAGTTCTTCCGTTTTCGCTGATGTCAGAAGCGTCTGATACGTCGATTCCCACGATACAGAAGCGCGCGGATCGTCGGCTTGGGCACCGTAATTCTTCAGCAGTCCGCCCGTGGAGAACACCATTGCGGCTGCCATGAACAGGTCAGGGATGTAGTTGCTCAGGAACGTGGTTGTGTTTGAGACGCTGAGCGGATCAGGCCGCACAGTGCCGACGACTTCCGCCGTCCACGCTGTGCCTGGCGCCGGTCCCACCAACATACGGGTGTCGTCAACACGCGCAGCGAGCATTGGGATACTAGCGGCCGTGGGAGCCGTGTCCGATGGCCACATGAAGTCCACCACATCACGACTGGCAATCTTCATGGGATGGCGAACACTCGATGCATCAAGCACGTTGATGGCATCCACGACAATGATATGGCCATCAGTCGTAGGCAACGTGAAATAGCGGCTATTTGCCGTCATGGTGCCGTTCGTGGCCACGCTCGACGACACAAGGTCCAGGTCGCGATAGCATCGTAGCTCTGCATTCTCGATGATAGATGGAAGCTGCGTGACGAAATCGCTGTCGGCTTCGTCTACCGTCAGAAGCGAGGCGAGTGTTGTGACAAAAGTCGAGTAGGTAAGCGCCACGGCGATATCCTCGTTTTAGATGTCGTCTTCGAATTCAATGTGATACGGGTCTTGAACAACGATCATATGACCCGGCGCTGTTGGAGATGATAGGCGTGGGTTTCGAATGGGGATTGGATCGGGAGGGAGCACAAGAGCGCGTTCTTGCGGGTTTGGATCGTCAAGACATCGCGGGCAAACCAGGAGACCTGTATTGACGAGGTTCATTCCGCTCCAGCGCATCTGCCATTGCAGTTTGTGATGATTTATCCAGCAATAACACCGTCCGCATCGTGCAGCCGCTCTTGGGTCGCTTGTGTCTACTTCAACACGGTCATGAGGACGAAATGCCATTTTTTCACCTCATCTGTAATATGAGCCAAGCGAAAGAGATATGGAAATCGGAATCTGTTCTTGATCCCGCTTGAGCGCCCTAGACAGCCTCTGTTCGAAGTGGGCGTTCAACCTGTCCACCTTCTCCGGTCTATAGGTTTCTGCCAGCCGCGCCGCCAAACCTGTGGTGATAGCGTCGAGATACCTGTAAGGGGAGTCAAAACCCTGCCCATTGGTCAAATCAACGTCCTGGATTTGCCGCCACGACATCAATTTCAGCGATGCACCTGCCGCAATGGTGGCAGCGTCAGGGACCGGCCAGACCGTCACAGAGGGAGGAATTCCTAGCTGAAAATAGTAACTGCTAGGCGATGCGCTCTGTGTCTTCTGGGGAATGGCCGCATAGTCAGCCGCCGAGATAGGGCCAAGGACACGATCCCCTGTGGCCGTTGTCGAAATATAGGCGATGGTGACGCTAACAGTGTTAGCGGCCAGCGTGTAAGCAGCCGTGTCCAGCAGCAGTGGAATGGTCTGAGTGTTGACAAGCCATCGATGCGGGAGCCTGTTGCTGATATCAATCATCAGTAAGTTGGCCTCTATGGAGGCATCTTCCAGATGGCTCGTTGTTAACTCGTGCCTACGTATTTGTATCTTACCATAGGCGTTCAGAACTAAATCTGCCGACGATGGATTAAAGACATAGGTTCCCGTCGAACCAGTCGAGACAGGGACGGTCATCAGCGGATTCCGTAGATAGAAGCCGATGTGATAGCCGTGACCTTGCTGAAGATGTTGGGGATTACAGTCCCAGCCACAACAGCAACCGACGCTGTGGCATGCCCGTGTAGGTCTACAACGTCAATTGTTCCGCTAACACCAATGTAGATCGCACGTGGGCGGTTCTCATCCGTGAATGGTGTGTTTGATGCTGTGATAGCTTCAAAGTGTTCCCCAGGAACAATCAACTTTAGACAAGCGGCGCTGACATCGTGGATCTGAGATAAAGCAGACATTTTCCAAAGTCCTATGGTAGTAGGCCAGGAGTTTCACGCCCTGGCCAAGGCTGCGAACATCAGATCGACTTGTAGTCAACTTCATAATACGTCAACGTGCAGACGAGAGGCTGACCAACAGCCAAAGGAGCGCCAACCAACGTGATGAAGGTGTTAGGCTCGATGGCGATTGAATCGTTGAACTCGTGGTGCAGATTGACCATGCCAGTTCCAGGCGTTGCGGATTCCTGGCTCAGACCAAGTTCATACTCAAGCGTTGCTGCGGCGGTGGTGGTGGCAGCGGAGTAGAACGTGACAGAGCTACCAATGGTCCGGCCCAAACGGCCATTGTAAACCGTCGCCGCTGTCGCCGTGACAACAGGCATGCCAGTGCCGTATGTTGCACCTGCATTAGCGATCACGCCAAGACCCAGAGAGCTAAGGGCCGGTGTCGTAGCAGAGCCATAGCCCACACTGAGTTTGACCGGCACCATGAAGCGATTGGAGCCAGACGGATTGAGGAACGCAAAAGTGTGGGCCGTCGTCGTCGAGTAAATGGGGATTGCCACTCCGCCATATGCGGTCGTCGCATGGAACATCCGCCCGGCAATGGTCTGGTCGAGATTGTATGACATTGAGGTATCCTAATTGCCGAAGCCCTGGTTAACCGAAAACCTGATTTCGCCTGTAATGGTGGTCAGGTTTAGCCGTGTCCCGGTGACGGCGCTGTTGTCGAGGGTGAAATTCTGGCTGGCCGTCTGCCCGCTTGGGAGCGCCGAATCTGACCACCAGCGGTATGGAGGTTCTTTGTCGAGCTCGTCTGTCGTAAATTCGACAGCGTATGACGCAAGGCCGCTGACGACATCTACAACGATGCCAACCCGGTAGGGGTTTTGGAACGTATCCAGGTTGATAATGTGCTGGCCGCCAGGGTCTGTGTTAGCCGTGTATGTATACCGGCGGACATTGCTAGCCATGGTTGAACCCCTTCAGAGTTTTGGCAAGAGTCGCGCGCTTGCGAAGTGTGGGATTGGAGGAATGTTCAGCTTGGGCGAGCTTCTTTGCTGGGGTCGGCTCTCCTTGAGGCACATGCAACGAGCGATGTAGGGCGCCGGGGTGCGATATAGCCCCCGACACCCATTTTCCGCCGTCTTTCAGAGCATGCGTCTCGGAACTATCGCCCCCGTGGGGAGCCGCCGTTCTTACAAGCTGCTTTGCCGCCACGCTTACGGTCGAGGCGAGGTTTTACATCCTCGCCGTCGCCCGGCACACGGCCGATAGAGCCGGATTTCGCCTCGCGCAGAGTGGCAGACCCGCCTTCACTGCGACAGACAGACCCGCCGTTTTTCCTGGCAGCCGTGGAATGCGGATTAGTGTCCGCATTTCCGCCGCCAGCCGAGGAAAATGGACTGGATTTAGCCATGTTGTCTCTCCTTAAGCATCAGTGGAAGCGGTAATGTTAGTGAACATCGAAGACTCACCAGCCAGATTGACGATAGAAATCGGCTGGAAGTAAACGAATGTTGCGCCGGTGCATGCTTCGGTGATGTTGGCTGCGTTATCCTGCAAGCGCAGATAGAGGTTCGGACCAATCAAACCAGTGGACGCCGTAATGGTGTCAACTAGGAAGATGTCCGCCGCATTACGCGTGCGGAACATAACGTTGCGAACCTCAAGATCGGTTGTCGCGGTAGTACGAATGTCAATGCCGCCAACGGCGAAATTTCCATCCATGGACAACCCATCGATGACGATACGGTCGCCACCAACGATAGCAATGCCAGCGTTCGTGCCTGCCGCAGTTGCACCGTCATACCGCAGGTTGCGAATGGCCATGCGGTTAGCAGCAGCAGTGGTGAGAATGACATCGGTCGCTTGACCTGTCACATCGCGCCACTCGCAATTCAGCAGTGAAAAATCCGCCGCCTGTACATGGATGGGGTTTGTAAGCGCATCAATGCCACCGGTGAAGAGCAGATTTTCAACCGAACAGTTTGCTGCCGACACCAGAAAGCTGGCCGCGACCGCCGTCGTATAGTTTACAGTAGGGCGAAGAGACCCTGTGCCGAGGCCGACAATGGTAACACCAGCAACGTCGAGCGTTACACCGCCAGCCGCAACCACCGTCTCAATGTGCCCAGGTTTGACAACGATTACGTCGCCTTTACTGGCAGTACACAAACCTACAGCATAATCAATAGTGGCAAGTGGGGATTCCCAACTGCCATCATTGCCATCGCCACCACTAGTGGAATCAACGAAAAAATAGCTTCCGCCCCCTGTGGGGATGCCATTTCCGATTGACGGGATACCAAAGCTGGAAATCCCGTTTGGGAAGTTCGTGAGAGTAATTTTAGCCTCCTGTTGCATCACCACCTATATAGATGATGGCGTTCCGTAAGGTTGATGTGTTGTATGAGACTGCTATTTCTTACGCCGACGTAATGTTGGCGCCGTTTGTTATGCGACGAAATCGAACATAGACATCGACCGTACCAGCATTAGTACCGTTGGTTGCAGACGAACTGATGCTGATGACTTTTCCTAGTTCGATGACGGTGAGCGGTGTCGCCGATGCCCCCACACCAATGCATACAGTTGCACTAGCTCCAAGGGTTGCAATCGGTGTAGACCAGAACACAGCAGCACCATTCGTATTGTTCGACTGCAACTGGACATTTCCAGTGATGCCAGAAAGTCCAACGGAATTCGTCTTCATGATTGTTGACACTACTGCCAACTCACCTCCAACAGATGCCGTCGAAATGGCCACACCCCCCGTTGTGATTGTGTTGGATACGACACCTTTTTTGACTAACCAGTATTCTGATGTTGCATCCATACTCCCGTGCTGACCGGAGTTTCCGGGCAACACCTTGAGCGCAGTATTGAACAGCATGCTGTTGACGGTAGCATCGCCACCCATCAACTTATTATTCGCCGCCCAGCCCGTACATGCCGAGATGAGATTCAACGCAGGCTTGGCCGCCGTCAGATTTGTGACGGTATTGTCATGAATCTTAAGGTTGGTCAGCACCATGCCAGTGATGTTGTGGATACCAGACAGAGCAAAATTGCCATAGATGACGTTGCCGCCGATCTCGACGTTGTCATGTACCGTAGTCAGGCCAATCGCGTGATTGTAGTTACCAGCCGTAGGCGCATGGAACGTGTTGCCGATGATCTGAAGGCCATCCGACATATTTGCAGTCGAAGCATTCACCGTGTTAATGAACGACAAACCGGTTGTCGCTGCACCTTCCACAAAAGTGTTGCCGAGAATCAGCACACTCTTCGCCTGGACGTCTAGCATCGTCACCTGAGAGGCAATGCCATTGACAAAGCGCAAACCCTGGACGGAGACACCTGCTCCTGAGATCAGGAACGTTGCTGCCGTAGACGTGGTGAAGGTAATGGTTGGTGCGTAGGTGCCAGAACCACTGCCGATCACGCTCACACCCGCCATGGATAGGGCAATTCCAGCAGCCGCTGTAACGGTCTCAGTATGACCTTCCAACAGCACGATGTTGTCTCCAGCCATAAGGCTGGAGTTGGAAGCCGCAGCGGACAACGTGGCAAATGGCGTCCCATAAGAGCCGTCATTGCCGTCATTGCCGAGAAGGGAGGAAACGAACCAAACGTTTCCTCCCGGATTGATAATCGGAAAATTACCAACTGCCCCAATGATAGGGAACCCGATAATTCCGTTAGGAAACGAGGTTAACGTCACGAGTATAAGTCTCCTATACTTTGAGTATACTCAAGCGGTTGCGAGCTGACCGAACACAGCCCTAGGGTTCGTGCAGAAGAACCCAGCACGCTCATAGTTCTTCACCATGAGATTGTCGGTTGCTTCATCCACCCACATGGAGGTCTCGTAAGGCTCGCGCTGAAGATGCACCAAACCCTTGATCGTCGTTGTCAGGAACCATGCGTACTTACTGGTGAGGTAGCGCAGCACCTTGATGCCGTCTGCCGCAGCAAGAACTTTGCTGATGACGTTAGGGTCATTGTTGGCGGTGCCAGGACGCAGGACGGCGTTCTGGAGGCGCATTGCCACCGGCTCCAAATGCTTCGGCACCACGATCTTATCCGCTTCCACGTCGATACGCAGGCCGGCCTCGTCGTAGAACCCCGTGAAGATGCTTTCATAGGCACCCAACAGCGAGGTTTCATTGAGCGAAAGAGGCGTGGTGGACGTGTTGGCGTAGGTGCCCGTATCAATCGGATGTGCCGTTGACAGCAGCGCCTGACCGTCACCGCCCGTGTTCGTGTCATACGTGCCCGCCGTGTTGAAGATATTGGCGGCATATGTATTCCAGAACTGGCGCATGGAGTTGTTCAGCCCCAGATTAGTAGGGGTGAACTCAGTCCGGTACAATCCGTCAGCGATGGCCTTGCGGGTCATGGCGTACATCAGGGAGGCTTCCACCGTCTCCATGTTCACCACCCAACGGTCGCCCGCGCCCTGGTCAAGATAAGAAGCAGCGCCTTCTTTCTTAAGTGCTGCCATACCCATCAGCCGCGTGTGCAGAACTTTTTCAATCTGCATCTTGGACTGCTTAGTCGTAAAAATGTCTTTCCACTCTGGATCGACTTCTTTGTATTTGCCTTCAACCGCCATCAGGCCGGGAAGAAGTTGGTTCTTAATTGCGTGGACCGAAATAGCCATAGTTTAAGCCCTCCTCTTCCTTAAATGCCGGTGGCGTTGAACGGATTCGACTGCACGATGACGATATTGTAGTTGCTGGTATCGTCAGTGCCGGGAGTGCCGGTCGGTGCAATGCTGGAGTACAGATCGACGACGCGGAACGGATACGTTGCGGTCGTGCCTGCGTTAGTGCCTTGCGTGATGGTCATGGCCGACTTGCCATAGCCGCCATTCACGGAGCCGGTCGCGCTGACTGCGGGTTCAATGTTCGTGCCAATGTCCGCAATGGTGAAGTAGGTAGCCGTCGCCTGCACCTTGAAGAGCTGCGGCGGAACGCCCATGATCGGAGTGAGAATGACTTCGACATCGTAAGCCGTATCGCCAACCGGGAGATAATTGGTGACGATCCGCTTGCCCTGGGCGGTCGAAAGGTATTCGAAGCCCTTCACAATGCCGACGACATTAGAGCCAGCATCCGCAGTGATAAAACGGCGGCAATATCCGCTGCCGAGGTCTACCATCACGTCACCCTCATAAAGGGCAACACCATAGTTGGATGCCACCTTCCGGTGTAACATACCGAAGTTCGCCACGGCGCCGCCTTGGCTGAAGCCAAGATGCTGAAAGCCGAACGGCGCGTTAACGTTAACGCTCGTCATTTGGTTTTTCCTTGAAAATAGGGGATTGGCTCAATCAACAGCGCGTATCGTGAGCGATGGGGGATGCCGTTCCGGCGCGGATTGGCGGATGGGGATTAGTCTTCGTCCGGGATGTCGTCGGATGCGTGGTGCATCATGGGGACAAGCCCGGTGTCTGTCAGGTCAGAGGCACGTGCAAGGGCACGCTCGCGGCGCACCTGCTTACCCCGGTTGTCGAAACCATCAGGAACCTGAAGGTCAAAACTTTTGCCCTGTAGGCTCTCGTATTGAAGGCGTGTACGTTCGTTGGTTTCCTCGACGTACAGCTCTGTCAGCTCTGCCGGGCGCTCCATAAGAACGAGGCCGCCGCGCAGAATATAGTCAACATTTTCCCCAGCGGGGCAGAAATACTTGCCAATCGTGGAGTCTACAGGAACGTATCGCCAACCATTGGCATACATCATCGAAAGATCGTTGCTTGGCTCACCGTATACAGAAAACGTCTGCCACTGGTATGACCAATTTGGGTCTTTCAAATCTTCTGGGATATCGAACTGGTTCGATCCAGTGGAGCGGAAACGCAGGACTTCCCCGTTACGGCCACGGAATTCTCCACGGCGTAATCCGCCTTCACGGACTGGTGCTCTGACTTCGTCACGCGTGGTGTTACGCGCAGTTTGCGGTGCTCTTGCCATTTCTGTGTGCCTTACTTGTTGCTGTAACCATGGTGCCACTTGCCGTCCCGGATTTTCTGGGAATTAGCCAGATATTCCGAGACGGTCATACCGAGGTCGGCGGCCAGCGCCTTGATTTCAGGGCTGGCACGATCCACGCCCCGGCCAGGCGCAGCGGGCGCCCGAGACGTTGGAGCAGAGACCGGAGGCTTTTTCCGTGGTACAGCAGGCGCGGGAGATGTGCCGCCAGAAGTTTCGTCAGAGGCGGAGTCATCATGGGGAGCGGAAGCCGCCTTGGGCTGCGCTTTGCCAGTTGACGGCTCCGCATACCCCATGTGCTCGTCCAGGAATCGGTAATACTCATCCGTTCCCGGCTTGATTCCATGCTTCAGTGTCGCGAGAGTGTGCCCAGCGCGGGCAAGTTCTCCCTTTTCTCCGTTCCCAGCAAACAGGTCAGCTTTGTGCGCACGCAGCCAAGCGATGTCTTTGGGATGCGAGAAGTTTTCGACAATGTATTTTTCAGCCGGGTCAACCTCCAGCGCGGAGGACTGAACGGGTTGAGGTTTGGGCCTCTCTGGCGGTGTATCCAGTTGTTTCTGGACCGCTTCGCGCCCAGCATGGAGCTGGCGGAGCTTATCCTTGGCGTCGGAAAGCGCTTCCGTTGCCAATATCTCCTCGTCAATATCGCCGGAAGCGCGGGCGTCGCGGTACAGCCGCTTGGCCTCTTCCACCTCCAGATCGCAGGCAGAGATTGCCTGCTCAATAATGGTTTTGTGGCTTTCGAGTTCTTTGACTTGAGCCGACACTTGCCGGTCTTCCAGCTCGAACGCGCGCTTACGTTCGGCGTCCCGTTCCGCCGCTACTGTATCAGCACGGCGCTGGAGAGCATCAAACTGCCGTTTCAGGACGTGGAATGGATCGTCTGATTCCGGCTCAGGCTCTTCTTTCGAACCCGCCTTGCTTAATTCTTCAAGGCGTCCTGTCAGCTCTGCAATTTTCGTCTGCATCGCGTCGAGAGGATCGGTTTCAGGTTCCGGCTCTTCCTCGTCTTCGGTCTGGTCGCCGCTCAACTGCTTGATGCGGGCATGTTCCGACGCAAGTTCCTCGTCCACCTCTTGGAGCGCGCGAGCCTCGTGTTCCTCGATATTCCCCGCTAGAGCCTCAGAGTTCTGAAGTTCAAGTTCGTCGTCTGTTTGCTGCTCACGCTGCTGCCTGTGCATTTGGGTCTTTCGTGACATGGGCATCACCGGAGGCTATCTGGTGCCAGGGCAGAGCCGCGCACCTTGTCGTCGTCGATGAACCGGCAGGAGTAACCGCCAATGGCGCACTCGCTGGTATCAGCCGTGCGGAAAAACACCCAAGAGCCAACCACAGGGCGCGTCTCAGGATTGGGCCACAGCTTATCGTCGTTGAACGCAAGCTCTCCCATGGCGACCACAAGGCCAACCTTGCCTTGGAAGCGCTGCTCGCTTTTGTATTTCTCCGGCAGGATAATGCCGCCCGCGCTCTTCACCTTATTGGGCGCCGTCACAAGAAGCACCTCATTGCGGAACAGGCGTAAACCATCAATGAGCGGTAGAATTTTGTCGAACACCGCTTGCTTAGGGTCTTCACCCTCGCTATATTCAACAATCGTTGCAGGTTCATAAACTGGCATGCTTGTTTGCCTTCCTTTATTCTTCTCTGATTTTCTTACGCACGTCTTCCATGACGCTGCACACGTCTTTTATGCAGCGTATGTACCCGGTCCAATATTTGTACTGGTCTAACTCAACCCCCGCGCCTACCGCCTCCAACTTCTCTTGCCGGAGAACGGCCAACCGCTTGAGAAGTTCGTCCTCGTAGCGCTTCGTTTCGCGTTGCATTCGGTCCTCGAAACTGTAGCCACTAGTTCCTAATCAGTGCGTCCAGGCATGAAAAAGCCATGCGCCGCAGGGGAATGCAGAGCATGGCCAAAACTGTGTAGGCACTGTGTAGGAACCGCGCCTAGTTCTTCGCTGGCTTGATGGCAGGCTGAGCCTTAATTTTCTCCAACCGTCCGATACCCTCGCCCGCGCCACCCGTGAACTTCACGCTACCGCCAGCCGCACGCTTCTTGACGCTGCCGCCACGCTTCACCTCAATCGGCCCCAACGGCCCTTGCGGAGGCGGAACATTCATCACTCTCAGAGGCGCGCCGCCAGGGCCACCCGGACCAGGGCCAGCAGCAGGAGCCGGAGTAGGCGCCGGAGCACGAGAAGGCAATACCGGCCCCGGCGCCGCCCTTGAAGCGACACCGCGAACTGGAATAGGAACGGGGACCGGCCGATCTTCTCCACGCGGAGCCACAACAATGTTCACAGAAGTTTTAGGCTTGCTAGCCTTGTGCTTCGCCTTACCACCGGCCGCGTGTCCGGTTCTGGCTTCAGGTTTAACCATTTTTTCGACCAATTTGCGGTCTGCCGCTGTGTCGGAATGCACTGCGCCGCCAGCAACTCGCTTCAGGCTGGCAGACTTGGAGGCGTTAGCAGCCTCGCGATATTGCTTCATCTCGTTGACTTTCGCTTCAGGGCTGGTTAGAGTTGTTGGGATTTCCTTGGGTTATTACCCCAAGGCTTTGCGGGTGAACGGCTAGACTGTGAGTAATGTCGAGGACTTTGTTCTGCCTACTTGCCGCAAGTTTTTGTGCCGCGTCGGATGAACGCCGTTCGATGTCCATCATTTTCACTTGGCGATCCGCATCAGCCTGTTTCGCTTTTAGCAACGCCGCCTGTAGAGTTGCATCAGACCGAAGCTTGGATGTTTGCAGTGCCACCGCCGCCCGGATTGCATTGGGGTCAGGCGGAGGCGCTGGCTGTGAACCAGGTGCTGGAGGCTTGGCCATGAATTGCTCTGGGTTGTCCCAGCCCATGGCGCGCAGAGCTTGAAGCTCAACAGTTGCTGCATCGTAGCGATCTGGATGCGTGTCCGCCCGCTGCACCAGCCCCATCGTTTTCATGAGGCGATGCATATGCGTTGGGGTGTTCGGGTCACTAACTGGCGTGAAATCATAGTTGTTCAGCGCGTCAATGATCTGTTGCGCATTGTCTGGCGCCTTCTTATCGGGCCGGTGCCGCCACAACGCCTCTGGATCTTCGCGAAGGAGATCGCGGAGCATGCTTAGCTCCAGGCGTTGGGCACGGTGACAACGCTTGTGCACCCCCGCCATGATTTTCTGGGCTTGGTCGATCATCGCCAGTGTGGTTCCGACCGGCGCTTGCTGATTTCCTTCGCCGACCTGCGCTTCCGCCGTTCCGCCTAACCGCTGTCCAGTCTGCGCCAGATTGTCGACGAACGCCATGAACGACGGGTCCGTCTGTTTGTATGGGACCGGCATCACGCTATCGCTCAGCTTCCCTTGCGGGCAGTCAATCGGGATGCCTTGGCCAGGACCGGCGCGGAAGTTGGGCGTCTCGTTGTTTGTCGCGCCCTTGGCATAGAGAAACGTCGCGAAATTGTTGAACATCCCGTTGTCGAGGATCAACCGCCACGCCGCCGTGATGGCCTGTGTCGTGTTGCCAAGCAAATGATATAGACCATAGGGCCAGAGTCCGAACATCGGAACGAATGAGTACATCACAAAGGTGCGGCGTTTCTGCGTCGCGTCTTCGCCTTCACGCCAATCACGGCGGATTTCTAAAATCCTGCGGCTGGTCCTCTCGATGACAATCTTGTAAGGCAGAGGCAAACCTGTTTCTACGCCGTCTTCCTCATGCTCGAATCCGGAAATATCATATGTGCAATGGCACTCATAGACAGTGTGATTGGTATCCTGCGGCCTGCTGCCATTGCGCTGGATGCCTTGCGTCGTCATTAGCTTGCGGTCAAGCTCGGTTGGCTCGTCCTGTGGCGTGGACAAGTCAATGTCCAGGTATGCCCCCGCGAGCTGCATCAACTTCATCGTGGATGGCGGCATATCTATAATGTGCGTGATGCGCTGGGCGTTGTCGAAATCGGTCGCCGAGTTGTTGACGATGATGTCCTTGGCGTCCACCGCCTCGATCACCGGGCGCCGCCGTACCGGGCAGTGATAGCCCTTCTTTACGCCTGCCCCAAAGCAACCCGTCTGGAACAACATGCGATCTGTATCGGGATAATATTCAGTCGCCGTATCAGTCAGGAACGTGTTGGAAGCTTTCTCCAGCGCAACCGCAGCGGCGTCACGGTCTGCATCGCTAGCGCCATCGTCTTTGACTTTCACCGGGCCATCTGCCGGAAGAAGTTCGCCCAAGGCGTTGGCCTGGAAACGAACCGATGCTTCCAGCAACAGCGGATGCCGCACCGTGCTCATGCCCTCTACCGCCGCACCGCTCGACGCATCCGTGCGGGGATTTTCCGTCATCAGCCCCAACAGCGTCACCGCTTTGGAACGATTGCTCAGCCACTCTGCCCGGCTGCGGTTGTCTTCTTCGATGCCCTCGATCAGATCGGAAGCAATGGCGCTGAGTACATCGTCTTCAAGCTGCTCGGCCAGGTTAGCGTCATGGTCATCATCGCCAGACTCATCGCGGTTTGGGCGCGGGTCACGATGGTAGACAAGCACACTGCCATCCGGCTCTTCTTGCTCCCACGTCCC